GCAACTGCAGGATGACTTGAGTGTTGACGGTGGTGACATCAACTCTACCGCAGAAACATTCCAGTTCCTGACCACAGACACTGACTTCTTCATCGGTCTGAACCAAGCCGAGTCTATCATTCTTGGCAACTCTACAACCCAGACACAGTTGATCACAATCGGTGATGCTGTTTCTGATAGTGCAACGCAGACTGTTAGAATTGGTTCTAACGCTGGAACTACGAACCTCAAGATTCATGAGCGTTCCAAGAATGCTGTAGTTGATATTGCTAGTGTTGAGGATGATGTAACTAGCAACTGTGACATCAGAATCGGTGGTGGCGCACCTAACCTTGCTACCACCACATATCTTGGTACATATCAGACCAAGGTTGCTGGTACACTAGAACTTGGTTCTTTTGCTGGTACATCAGAAACACGTCTATTCACCCAGGCAGCAACACTGAACCTAGGTGATGGTCAGGCAACAACCACTGTTAATCTCGGTACAAACTCTTCCAAGTTGACAATGGGTTCACTTGGTGGTAAGACAACCATCAGAAACTCCACTGACATTCTTGCAAGTCTGACTGTATTCTCCAACATCAAACTTGATGGTGGCCTCAACGCAGGTATCATTGAGATTGAGAGAGCAAGATTCAGCACACAATCTAGAGATCACATTGTTGGATCACTGGAGAATCCAAACATCACCTTCCTCAAGTTCTCCCAGACTGGTAAGGTTATTGATACCGCTGGTCAAGGTCTGTGGGGTGGTCCTGCATACCTACTCGGTGGCGGTCAGATTGCTGCAATCGACAACATTAGCCCAACACAAAGCACCACATGGGTAGCAAATACAACCTACTCATTTATCGAGGTTGACGGTGGAACTGGTGAAGGAGCACTGTTTACTGTTCAGGTACTATCTGATGGCACTGCGGTTATCGAACTTGCATCTCCTGGTAGCGGATACAGCGACAATGATCTTCTGACCGTTCCTGCATCGGCTCTGGGTAATCCTTCTGGCGATGATCTAACCTTCCAAGTTAATGGTGTTAATGCTGCTGGTAACCTGTATAACCTGCCTATCAGTCAACCATCTGCACTTGACTTCAAGATTGGTGATCTACTTCTCATCGATAGAGGTGATGCTAATTCTCCTGATAGTATTGATGATCAGCAACAACTTCTTGCTCGCGATCAAGAACAGAATGAAATTGTTACCATTGTTGGACTAACTAATGTCACCAACCCCAACGATCCTAATGGTTATCGCCTTGCAGTTTCTCGTGCTACTGATGGAACAACAGCTAGAACTGATCACCCTGACGGTTGTGTAATTAACAAACTTGATAAGCAGGTTGCTGCTTCTTACATTACTGGATTTGACTTTGATGAAAATGGTGAGTTAGATCCTGTATCTAGTGTTCTTATTACTGACTCCCAGGTTCAGAAGATTGTCGCTGATGGCACAAACATCGTTACAATCCACTGGCAGAGTGAGACGAACGATTCACTGAATATTGATTACGGTGAGTTCATCAGAATTTCTGGTACTAACGTCAGTGAACTGAATGGTGATTGGCCTGTACAAGCATCTATTGTTGGATCTTCTAATACTGTTGAGGTTCAGATCACTACTGCACTCGCAGCAAATGAATATCTTTGGTCTGATCAAGCAGCAGGTGCTGAAGTAAGACTACAGAGTGCATCTGGTCTACTTGCTGGAACTGCTAATGTTCGTATTGGTGTTGCTGAATTTGGTGGAGTTCTAACTACAAATGATTACCTGCTTCTAACTAATCAGGAAATCGTTAAGGTTGTTGAACTAACCTCTACTGATATTCAGTCATTCATTGTTACTGACGGTGGTGATCCAGAATCTGTAAACTTTAAGATCGAGTCTACAACTGGTAATACATTCGGCAGTGGTGATCTGAACTTCGGTCAAGGATTTAACAAACTGGTTGTTCAAGGAACTACTGGTAACACTGATATTGCTGGTACACTTACCACCGAAAACACACTTACCATCAATGGTTCTACTATCGAAGGTCAAGAGTTCTTCACCATTACAAATGGTGGTCCTTCTTATCTGTCTGATGGAACAACTGTTGCTGTTCCATTCAGAACTACATTCCAGATTGATACTGCAACTGGTGATCTGACAATGAATGGTGGTAACATCAATATCTTCGGAACTGATGGAACTACACCACGACTCACATTTGATAATTCCTCTGGTGACTTTACCACTTATGGTTCATTCTCTGCTCTGGGCACTGGTACGAGCACATTTGGTGGATCACTTTCAGTTGCTGGAGATGTTACGATTAACGGTGGAGATTTGACGGTCAACTCAAATGGTTCTGAAATCTTCGGTGTTGATGATGACGGTGCTGTTAAGATCGCTGGTATTGAGAACTACTTCTCACAAACTGGTGGTCGTAAGTGGCAATATGAAGACGGATTTGAGGTTGATCTTGAAGCCAACGTTAACTACTTCCTCAACGTAACGCAGAATACCGTTGCTAAACTACCAACCAATCCTCTAATTGGCGATATGATTCGCATTATAGATATTGGTGGAACCCTAACTTATAACCGTTCACTGGTTATTAGAGCAGAAACTGGCGTTGCAGTTCAGAACTCTACGGAGAATACTGGTTTAGCAATGCTATCGGGTGTAGGACAAGGTGCTATTAGTGGTTATAACGGTGGAGAACTTATTGTTCAAACTCCATATGCAGGATTTGCACTTGTATATGCTGGTACAGCAGATCCAAATGGTGACACTGCAGTTCCTGCTGGTAAAGATGGTTGGTATCTAATCGAGGTCTAATAAATGCCCTTCTATCAAGAGATTAAGACAGCAAAAGGTGCCGCTATCGGCACCATTATGCCGTGGACAGGGGGATTGACTCAAATCCCCGCTGGGTGGCTTATTTGTGATGGTCAGAGTGTTGCTGCTAATGAATTTCCTCTGTTAGCACAAGCCATTGGCGACACTTATAATGCAGGCAACAGTAACTTTGTTGGAACTGGTGCTAATTCTTTTCCTAACTATGGTGGAAACATCAAACTTCCTAACTTGAATGGGAAGACATTGATGGATATTGAGACATCATATTTCGCTGATCGTGCCTCTGGAGGAACTGGTCGTTCCGCAGATTTAGACGTACAGGCATTGACGCTGCTATCTCCTCTGATTGGTACAAATGAAGATAATGGTGTCACTACTATTTTTACTGATGTTTATGTTGATTTAGTCTTTGCTATTGCTGATGACGATAGAACTGGATACGTTGGTAGAATTAAGGGTAATACTTTAATTAACGGCGATGCTTTTCAGACGATGTATATTGGACCCAGAAAACTGGGTAGAGCACACATCAAGAGACACAATCATAGCGGAACTATTGAGACTATTGATAACGCATCTATTACTACACCTGGCGATGGTGTTGTCCCTTATGGAGACATCTCTTATCAGATTTTTGCACAGGGTGTTGATAACGACGGTAATAACGAAGAAGGTGGTGATACCTTCTACTTTGGTTGGACATCAGATATTTCATATCGTGGTGATTCCCCTCAAGAAACTGGTAATGGAGAATCGAACGTCTCTATCACGTTTGATAGTGAAACTTCTGACGTTGTTGGTGGTATCATTGGTGCTTCTGGATATTCAACTGGATCTGGTCCTTCACAAGACCTTTACACTTTAGAGTGGCCTGGTCCTGGTGATGATATTGAGAACGGATTTGGTCAAGGTTCTGCTGGTAAAGTCATGGGAAAGGTTGCTGCGGAGCAACCACCGATCAACTTGAAAGCAAACAGTCTTACAAAATCTCCTTTAACAAGAAACTTTCTCAATACTCCAGATAATCCTGATGGTCAATATATTTCTGGATCTGTACCTTTTGGTGTAGGCGGCAATACAGTTGGTCTTCCCGATGGATTTACTAATTACTACACAACATCTGATCCAACTGTTCGTGATACTTTAATAAGTAATCCTGGTCGTAGCTTTACTGCAGAGACAGCTGACGATCAGATTTTCGCACATACTCATGATGAATTTGATGTTGCATTTGACTCTACTAGAATGAGACCACAAAGTAATATCACTGCTGACGTAAACTTACCTTTTAATGTAAATCTAGATAACACTGCAAATAGAAATGCATTACAGATTGATTTTAACGTAGAACAACCAAGAGTAACCTCTATATACATTATCAGGGCATACTAAAATGGTAGTAAGAAATAATTACGCAAGACAGAAATCATATTGGGGTGGTATTCCTGGAACCATTCAGATTCATACTGTTCCTGGTCTAGGATTCAATAATGATCCTACAACTGCTGTGTTTAAAGAGAACTTACCAGCGGGATTTTTGAAATGTGATGGCACCGTTCAGAATGCTAAAGATTACTACCTTCTGGCTCAAATTCTTGGTATTGGTGATGAATCTAGGTTTAAAAAACCTGATACTAATGTAAGAAATGCAGATGCAGAAACCAATGATTTAGGACAGTTTCAGCTACCAGATTTGGGATCTAAAGTAATTATTGGTAGTCGAGGATCTGGTGAATATTTTTCTACTGTCATGGAAAACGATCCTGGTAGAAGCAAAGTTGGTGTAGAAGTAGTACCACAATCCAACATTGGTGATAGAGCAGTGGTTAATTATATTGGAAATATGCAGATCAGTGGTGATAATGCTGCTTTTAATGGCGTCCCAAAGTATAATCTTCCCAGAGACACCAGTGCATACTCTCTAGCTATTGACGAGTTCCAAGGTCACTACCACAATGTAGGTGGAGATACTGGGTTTGTCAGATTGAATTATACTGGACAACATGATATTAGTGGTCAAGGTAAAGGTGGTGATCCAAATAGTGCAAATGCTTCTGCTGGTAACTCTTTGGAAGAAACATCTTTAAACGTTCAAGATCCTGGATCAACAACTCACGATCACACTATTACAAGACCATATAATTATACGAGTAATTTTGCATACTCTTTTCCAACTACAGATCTTCAAATTGATGATATGTCATCCTATGTGGATGTTGATGTTGAAGATTTAGATCTATTGAATCAAGTAGTTACACCGTTTATTCTAGTCCATTACATTATCAAGTTTTAAGATATGGGACGTTTATGCTATGTCTACACTGGTAGTACAGGATATTATGTTCCAACCGCCACAAAATGTATTTGTTATTTTTCTGTTGGTGGTGGAGGCGGTGGAGCTCGCCCTAATGTAGGATATACTTTTGGTAGAACTCCCACTTCTGGTGGGGCTACTTACTATTCTGCTGGTGGACCATACGCTGGTGGCGGTGGACCAGGACAACTATATTCTGGTGGTAGCGGTGGATATGGTAATTATGCTTATGGTCAGAGAGGATTCTACAATAGCTCTGGAGGAAATACTGCTCGCGCTAGATCTGGATATGGACCTTATGGGCAAGGTGGGGCTGGACAGTGGAG